TGAATGCCCTTTTCAGACTTTCGGCTAGTGCTTCGTTCAAATCTCGTTCTGCTTCATCTTCGACAACAGGTTCTTCTCGCTTGCCACCATAAGGTTCGATGGCATATTCAATCCCGAACTGTTGAGCCAAGGCTTTATCCCTTGCGATCTGAGATAAAAGCTCTTCTGTGTCCATTCCGTACTGGCTAGCAACATGACCTAAAGACAGGATGCCGTTCTGCAACCCAGTAACTGCTGCGGTCATTTCCTTCTGTGGATCTACCCAACTAAAGCCACGACCACGGAATTCTGCTGCGACTGAGAATTTGTCGTATTGAGCCAAGGGGATTCCGAACGAATTGATCTGCATTGCGGCATCTAACCACTGATCAAATACGGGTCTGATGAAATGCTCAATGAAAAACGCCGTCATGTTCTTATAGAAGTCTCGTTCTTCTAGCGCACCTTGACGGATTGACGAATAAGACGTGGCTTCTAGGTCATTTGACAGACTGGTATAGGAAACACCTAAGCCTGATGCGATTCCACGCAATATAGACTTGTGGAACGAGTCAAATTCGTTGCTAGGGAACGCTGGCTCAAAGGATTGGAAGTCAACACCTTGCGGAAGGCTATGGAAAGTCCCTGGTTCAGCATTTACGATAGGTGTTACGCCATCATAATCGTCTGCTAAGAATCCATCGCCGCCTGATGTCTTGAAGAAGCCCATCTTAGACGCACCGACTCTAGCGTTGATTACCGCTGCTTCACGGAATGCGCCTAGCTGTTTGATCGCAGGAATGGCTGGTGCAAGCCAAGGTTCGCCTCTGGTCTGCCCAGGACGAATCTGTTTGAACAGATGAATGACCCTTGAAGCAGGCAATCTGACGTGCTTTGGACTCATTTTGGACGTGGTGTAGTCGTAATCGCCAGGATGATAGGTCAAAACGTGATATGCGACGGGTTTCTTGAACCTATTAAGCTCAATCCCCATGCGGATCTCGTTGCCACCGTCTAATTTCTTGTTTAACTGCTCATCGACCTGATCTGCTTCCAAAAACTCCAATGCAATGGAATCTCGGAACTCGGCGCCTCGGTGAATGACCAAAAATGCCTCGCCATCCTTGGCAAGTAGCTCAACAGCCAGCTTTTGGATGTCAATCCATGACAATTTGCCGCAAACGGTCGGATTCCCGAACTTACCCCACATTTTGAACGCATTTTCGACCGCTGTGTTGCCTGATTGGTCTAAATTACCCACTGAATCTAAGGCTTTTGATTGCAAAAATACGCCTTTTTCACCGACCACATTGACCTTAAGAAGCTCAAAATAACGCCTTGCATACTCGTTATTCATCGCCAGATCACGAGATCTGTTCCTTAACGGCTTGATTGCATTGCGTAATTCGCTGTCAGCAGACCGTTCAGAACCGTTAAAATCCGCAAAAAGACGGCCTGTATTGACCGCTGCGTATTCCCTTTTGACGATTTGCTTGGTCTTCTCAGGCGTTTTCGTAAAAATATCTAGTAAACCCATCAGAAACGTACCTTGATCGTGGCGGCAGTTGGCCTATGGTTTTGTGCGTCTAGTTTAGCTTTCTCAGAAGTTACTTTTGCTGCGAAATAAGACTCAGCTTCGGTTAATTCTGTGAAAGTCATTTTAGTCAGGCTTCGACCAGCAATTGAATAGCTAGAAACGTCGGCATCTGCCTTCCCTTGCAGAAGTGACTGGATTTTATCCAGCATAATCTCTGCATGGCTACGTGGATCACTAGCGTTAATGTCTAGATCAGGAACAACTTCTGAATGACCACGATCTACGACGATTCTTTCACCGTCAGAGTTTCGGGTTATCTCTAACTGCCAGTGGTAATAACCAGGGTTATAGGTCGCAGTTGTCGTTGATGATTCTTGGATTAAATAGTAGGTGCCGCCATTGGTCGCAGTGATGTTGATTTCATTGCCACCGCCTGCAATCCTTCCGATATACGTAAGGGTATACAGTGTCGGGTCGTATGTTTCAGCAAGATCTGTCTTTTTCCATTGAAGATAATCCCCAACAACGATCGTTTTGGGTTCACCTTCTTGGATTTCGTCAAAATAATTTGTGTGGGCCATTCTCACCGCCATGCGTTGACGAATCCTTTACTCATCGTCGGAATAAAGGGCCTTTGTGGTCTGATAGGTTCCGATTTAACTTCGGGTTCTGGTTTAGATTTTATCCTATCAGAAATGGTATTGACATCCACGTTAAGTATAGCGTATGCGGCCATAGAATACACCATACAGTCAAGCGCTTCATTACGTGGCCTTATCTTTTGAAAGACTCGTTTCTTATAGCCTCTGACAAACTTCGTGATGATCTTTTCAGCCGTCAATTGGAGAAAGTATTCGTCGTTAAGCTTGTCTGAGAAATGAATATAACCAGCCCCTGGCTCGTTGATTCTCATCCTTGCAAACAATAAGTCTTTAGTCGCATCAACGCCTATCGGAAACAACGGACAGCGCATTGAGTTGTTTTTACTTGGCTTGCCTGCAATTGGTTTTCCTTCACCGCCAACACCTTTGATCGCAAAGTACCGTTTGCCGTAGTTCTTTTTGCAATAAGCATAGACCGAATTGGTGAAGTGACCGCCTGAATCCACGCAAGCGCTACGGATGACGATCTGACGGCCATCTTCTGTCTCATAGACTTGGCCTAATGTCTGATCTAGCAATCCCCACATCTGAGGCGTAGACGGATCGCCATACAAAATCTTGTGATCAATAACCCAGCTTTGATCATCTCTGCCCCAACCGATGATTGAGATTTCAAGTCGATCATCCTGCGTATCCACGCCAGCAGTTAGAAATGCTACTTCCTCTGGCACAAACTCCATGGGTTCACGACGTTCCGACAATGAGAACTGATCCACGGACTCACCTGCGTCTTCCCAGCTTTGACCCCAGTAGGTGTTGCAAAATACCTTTAGCTGTTCTGGGTTCTTCCTAACGGATAGGAATTCTCTTACGCCATCTGCTAACGGAGTCCATGGCGAATACAATCCAGAAATCTTAAATCCTGCTATACCCTTAAACTCGGTCTTGGCTACCCATTGACCATTACGAACAGACCATCGCCTATCGGCATCTGTCCACAAAGCACCGCATTCTTCACACATATACGCCGCTGTATCAGGGTCGTTATCTTGCCATCGGACGTTAGCCCAAACTAAAGTCTGTTGATGTTCGCAATGCTTACACGGGACGTAGTATTCACGCATATCTGATTTTTCGTATGCGTCCTCAATCCTAGAGACACCTTTGATCGTCGGTGTAGATACCGCAATGATCTTGCGGTTCCAGAATGTTGCAGTTCTTTTCCTCGCTAGACCCAAAGGATCACCTTCTGATCCAGCAGATGCAGGGAATCTGTCGACTTCATCTGCCAAAATTACCCTGATAGGACGTGATGCCAAGCCTGATGGTGAATTGGCCCCGACCAAACTTATGCTGCCGCCAGGAAAGATCTTATGAAGTGTCGTGTTGTTTGAGTCCCTTGCTCGTGGATCTTTGACCTTACCCTGAAGGACAGGCGTAGCACGTAAAAGTCCATTGGCAATTCGGTCTTTACTAAAGGCTTGAGCCATAGACTCAGTTGGTTGCAACATCAGAATCGGACAGGGATCGTGATCGATGTGATACCCAATGATGTTAAGTAACGCTTCAGACTTGCCTAACTGGGCACCAGCCATGACAATGACTTCTTTGACCTTCGGATCTGAACAAGCATCCATGATGCCACGCTGATATTCAGCCCTGCTGGTACGCCATACGCCAGCTTCAGCGCTAGTCTGCGAGTCTAGTCGTCTTCTTTGGTCTGCCCACTCTGCCACGCTTAGGACTGGCGGCGGCTTCAACACCGTCATCGCTTCCTTCAGGTGCTGCTTCAGATTTGCTAATCCTTGTCGCTGAAACTTTTGGGTCATAAGCTGCTAGTTCTTCTAACGATTCGTTTATTAGATCTGTCAAAATGTGCTGAATCATACCTGCCTCAGATTCAGACGCTACAATCGGCGCTGCCTTAGCAGGAATGTTCGTCAGCTTAGACTTTAGATTTCCTAGTACATCCATCCAAGCCTTTACCACATCTTCCGCAAGGACTAACTGGCCCCTGACCTTCGCTAATTCAAGTTCAGCGATCTCAGCCTCTGCGTTGACCTTCCTAGTACGGGCTTCATCGTATGATGAACCTAGTTTTACTCCACCTGTGCTTGCCATATAACTAAAAGTTCTTAATTAGGTTCTGTTTATTCTATCGCTAGGCGAAATCCGAGGTGCGAATGGCCTCCCGACCAAAGTGTCTTAAAGTACCTACGAGACGCCCGTAGAGCCGTTCTGAGGCGTTTTAGTCGCATGATGGCCTTCGGTTGGCATAGTCAGGATGATAGCCGTTACAGACGTTGTACGTGTACGTGTCCGCTTGCTGTACTGCATGGTCATGATCAGTGTTACCTACCCATGCCAATGCAATTATGATTGATGCTCCTAAAAGAATCTTAGTTAGTCTATTCATCATTTCCCCTGACTTGTCATGATTATGATTGACTTGCGAAGCATAGGTCATTTAACGACCTGGGGCAAGCGCCTGGGTCAATCGTTTTTCCATGTGCCTTTGAAACGTATTTTTGACATATCCCTTAACGATCTTTTGGAAATTAAACCGTGGCGTATATTTGGCATAGTCCTCGTAGCTCACCAACTTCTTTAGCTTTTTGTTCTTATTCTTTCGTTGCCATACGCCTGGCGTTGCATTGGCATTGTTGCCTCCGCCTCGTGGCGTTCCACTGAATGTATCCTTTCTGTTAAGCAATGTATCCACTTTGCGCCTTGGCATATTGCCGTACTTATTGACCCTTAGATTAGTAGTCGGGATGACTAATGCACGTTTCTTAGGCAGCCTAACCCCACCATCAATTTGGAATTTCAAATACTCATAGCGTTTATCGTCGATATACACAACGCTTGTTAATTCTCGCTTCTTGGCTTTGACTACTTGGAATCCGCTTATCGTGAATGGTGTAGGACGATCAAACTTCTTTTTAGCTTGTTTTTGAAGTTCTTTGCGTGCGCCGAAAGCCACATCATTCAACGCCAGCATAGTCGCAAATGGGATCTGCTTGCGTTCTATCCTGTTCAGGCTCTTGGTTGCAGCTTTGATGTCAGCCCTTATGTCAATCTTCATCAGTAACCTCGCAAATGTCTTCAACGATTGCTCGTTTGATTAGATCGTGATAGCCCAACTGGTTAATTAGATGCATTTGATCGTAGGACTTCTCGCCTTCTTGGACTAATCGCCATTCCACGAATTCACCAAGCTCACACTGAACCAGACCTTCAATGTATGTGATTTCCCCTTTCTCCGCTTTCCTGTACAACTCGTGCAGTGCTTGGGATAACCTGTTGGCGTGTATCTTGGTTACGTTGGTCATAGATCCACCACATTTGGGCTGATTTGGTTGCTAGCCAATACAGGATGAATAATAGCGGAAGCGTGAAGATGAATAAAACGGAAAAAATCAGGAAGCCGTTGATTGATCCAATAAGGTAGAGTCTTTTCATCGTGGTAGCGTGTTCGGGTCAACTAGATCAACGCACCAATCGCATTGAAGACATGATGCTTGCGGTGGTGATTCGTGCTTGATTATTTCACCTTCGCAAACAGGGCAAACAGGCTCAAACCTGTCAAAGAACTCATCCCAGAAGGGCATGTCGTCAGGATAGTTACTCGGCATAGTCCAACCCGTCTGTTAAACCTTGTTTCAGGGCTTTAATAATGCCCTTAGCGTTAGCCTCAAACTGTAACAGATCCAGCTTGAGATCCACGTCTTTTTTCCAATTACGCTGACCGTACTCGATCCCACATTTCATCTTGATCTGGTTCAATACGCCATTGGTGGTATGAGAATAGACGACTCGTTCTAGTTCCTCGTTTGGCTTGCGGTAGATTCCCCTGACTATTTTCACTTTTCCTTGTCCTGTAACTCGTTGAGAAGTTTAAGGATTGAACGGATCATCTGCTGATCGCATTCATCGACTTGCTTGGAATCGTAATGATCCAAGACTTTGACTAACGTCATCCACGCTAAAAGCAATTCTGTTCTGGTTGGTTTCATGCTCATCCCCTTAGCAAGCCAATGAGATTGAGCCTGGGTTTTCCCATTCCCAATAGCAACCGTTGTCTTCTGCCGCTTTGATCAGGTCGGGATGGATGCCACCTGTGTCTTGGAAATAGTCATAATAATCAATCACAATCGGGCCGCCGTTTTCGTCAGTGATCTTGAATCGGCCTTCATCATCTTCAAACCACTTGATCGGCTCTTTAACCCAACACCATTCGCCATCTACTTTTTTAAGATCTTCAAACTTAAGTTTTTTGATTGCGGTTTTTGCTGATTTAATTCCCATTGCTTTGCTCCTTTGTTGTGGGATTCCCTTAATCCCTGACCTTTATAATAATCCTATGAATACCAATGTCAACACTTTTGTTTACCTTTTTTATGATGCTTTTAATAACTTAACCCGTTCCTTCGCTAGTCGGTATCGCTTCAGATCGTTGTAGGTAATCCTTGAGCCTTTGCGCTTCTCGTTCTCAAAAATCTCGATAAAGAATAGGTCTTCTTCTGCCTTCTCCATCACGGCTCGTGGAATCTCGTTCTTACGGGGATCACGGAACAATAAGCTAGGGGATAGCCGCAGTGCTTTCATGACTTCAATCCCGTTCGCCTGACAGCCGAAACAATGCATCAAGACTCGATCATCTTCTTCCTTTATCGACAAACTGGGGTTTTTGTCTGGATGGGCTGGGCAGATTGCCCATAGTTTGTTTGATCTTTTTTCAACTCCGTTGAGATGCGGAAGAATGTCAGCTAACACTTTTGATCCTTTTAATCTGTAGATGCTTGATGTAGTTCTTGGCTTCGTCCGTGATGTGGATCGTCGGTTGTGGCGTTATCGCATTGGGCCAGACGCCGAACTTGCTTCTATAAGCGAAGCTTGCCCATCCAGGCTTATAGCCCTTTTTCCTGGCGTAGAACTGGAACTGACCCAACCATAGGGACTTTTCTTCTTTAGACGTTTCCCTGTTGGCCTTCTTGAGTTCTTTCAGAATCTGGCTATCGGACTTCAAGACTTGCCGTGGTGGTCTTTCGTAACCACAGACACACTTTACTACGAAATGCTGGAAACATTGTGGACAAACGGATAACTCAGCCTCTTTCTTATCCTTTACAAGCTCACGTTCGTTATAGGTCTTATCGCCAGAGTCCAAGGTCTCGGGAACAATAGACTCGGGAAAGCCATGCCACTGGACATTGCCTGCATGATCTAGGTAGATCGCTTCAGTCTTGTTTGGATGAAGCCTCATGATCCTACCTGCCCGCTGGATGTAGCTAATCAGGCTTTTGGTAGGCTTTAAGTCTATTAGCGTCTGGACTTTCGGCGCGTCATAACCTGTATTGAGAAGCTGCGAACAACTCAAGACTTGAAAGTCACCTTCATCGTGGCTTTCGTAGATTATTCTTCGTTCTTCATCGTCCATGTATCCGTCGATGTGCTCTGCCGTGATTCCCGCTTCCCGAAACATCTGAACCAGTTTCTTCGACGTTTTAATACTTGGACTAAAGGCAATCGTCTGCCCCTTCCCGAATCTCTTGAAGTTTTCAATTATGTCTCCGACTAACTTTTGGTCATCTTCTGTCGCTTTGGCAAGACTCGCAGGATCGTAATCCGAACCACCTGTAGAAAGTCGTTTGGTCTTGATGCCTTTCAAATTAACATGGCTGCCGCCGTAATACTTCACTGGACATAGGTATTCTTGATCTAAAAGTTGTTCAGTCGTGATCGGAACGATCAGGTCTTGATAGTGCTTACCCAAACCCTTTGAGTAAGGTGTAGCGCTTAACCCAATGAAGATGACTTTGGAGTTTTTTTCCATAAGCTCGGTGAAGTATTTATAGTGCGTATGGCATTCGTCGATGATCGCTACGTGGAAGATCGGCTG